AGAACGGAAAACCTTATTAGCCCTCCTTTTATTTCCTAGACTTTGCTCCTACACACTTCCAACGCTTACGCGATAAGTTATTGGGAGTGTTCGGGTCATTTTGTTTCTGTTTAGACAGACCTCTTTTTATACCTAAACTTCGCGCGCAGTAGCTATCGCCTTTAGAAGTTCCCGGCTTTACCCTTGGCCCTCCACCTTTAGCCTTACCAGCTTGTCCATAAGAGACTTTCTTACCAGACGCAGTAACTTTAACTCTTGCTTTGCCTTTTCGTGGTGTAGCCATCACCTACTCTCCTATAATAAAAATAACTCGCGCTCTTGCTTACGCCTACGCACTAAACCTTTGATAACCCTACCACCAGCCTTGCGCCATTTAGGAAACTCATCAGCAGCACTCTCGTACTGACCACGGTTTAGCTTCATACGTAACGTAGACTTCTGAAAGTTTCCACTGCCAACATTGTATATAAACGAACACAAGCTTGAGAACATATTCTGTGTCAATTCCGCTGTGATAAGTCGTTTAATTGCTTCTTCAGAATGGCGCACTTCACGCTGAAGGAGATACTCGCCCTGCTTCTCCGTAATATCAGGATGGTCAAGGGTAACAGCATTGCCATGACGATCCCATGTAGAACCATAGCCAATCGTAGGTCGTGCTGCACTACAAAGATAGGGGGACTCTCGCCACCCTTCGTAGTGCTTAATAAGCTCCATACCGGCTTCATTAATTCTCAGTAACACAGGACTACTCCAATTTATTTCCTATTGAAACTTCTCGATCCAAACCAAAATGACACCACTGCGGCCCATATAGCTTGAAACTCTGAGTTCCATATGGTTGCGTACTGTATTAGATCCATCCAACCCATGTTGACAGACAATGTAAGTGCGGCAAATTCTATAAATAAACAGTACGTTATGATTGGTCTTACAGATGAACTAAGGTTAATACACCACTGGCTAGACTTCTGGGTAATACTTGAATGTTCCTTATGCAGTGTATCTGTCTCAGCAATGTCAGCACTAATATTCATCATCTGCATCTTTTGCTTACCGATCTGAATTTGTTGCTCTAGCTGCTTATCCATTAAGGATAGTTCGTGTTTTTTGTCTTGTTTATCTTGGAAGAAATCCATGACCTTTGGAAGAAAGGAAGTACCAAACCCCAAGACTGACCCTAGTAAACTAAGCATAATAAAACTCCTTTTACGCTTTCTTTGTTCTTGTTGGTTTCTTTTTCTTTTTAGGGAACCCAGCTTTCATGTTAGCATACGCTTTATCACTTATTTTACTCTTATCTTTAGAACGAGATGTTCCTGCTTTTTTCCGCTTGTTCATATTTTCATATAAAGACATTAATTAATTTCCTCTCTGAAACTATTTTCTATTTCACGCTCTTGATCTAGCAAATCTTGATGACTGTAGAACATAGGAAAGTTGGGTAGTTTAACACAACCAGCTACCGCTACTAATAATATTAAAGACAGGATTTTAGACATCTTTTTTCCTCTTGAAATATAAAATAAGAATAGTGATCCAGATAACTAATTCACCAACAGTTATACCACTTACTAAGCCCGCTATACCTTGTGCCACAGTCATCTTACTCTCCTAGGCCACCTTAGATTCTAGTTTTTGCTGGACACGCTCCAGAACTTCAATCCTAGCTAAAACGGTAGCTGCTTCTCTATGATGGCGCTCTTGGTTGGCTGGCGACATCATCCCCGCTAATATGTCAACTCTTTGTGTCTGCGTCTGGATGTGGCTTAAAACAGTTGTTTCTAGCTTATCAACGCGGCTATCAGCCGCTCTAGTTCTAGATTCAATATCTTTTAGTAGCTCAGTTAATCGGGATATTTGGCTGCGAGCAACCGCCGCCGTTCCGGCTATGCTGAACAATATGCCGCCCAGCGTGATTATCAGCCGAATATCAACAGAGCCGTCCATAAACTATGTCCCTTGGATTACAACAGTAGCCAGCAGCAATATTATAGCTCCCGTCGTGGTCATAATGATAACTTCCAACCGTTTTAACCGTGCATTAACTCCAGCGAATTGAAGTTCAATGTTCTTGCTACGTTCGCTACACACACGATCATGTGCTTCTAGGTCTTTGGATAATTCGGTTACGGTCTTTTTCATTTAATCTGCAATCTTTTCTACACACTCGACTACATAGCCGTCGATTGATTTAAATTCACGCTCTAGTTTAGCATCTAACACTTCGCGACTGCGGCCTTCTCTTGTGTAATAAAGCGTAGATTCAAACTTAGGGTCTAAGTTATCTGGTAAGTCTTCACCCGACCTAACAAAATTCCTTACTATCTTATTATAAATTCCTACTTCAAATAATGGCATTAGCACACGGCCTCTTTGCATCCATAGGTTGTTAACAGATAGCCAACGACTACACAGAGTAAAGACGCTCCGATTAAAATCATTACATTTTTTATGATAGCAAACGTATGATCCCACCATGCGTCATCTGCTTCCTGTTTAATTCTGGCTTTTTCTTTGTTCTTTGCAGTCTGTACTTTCTTAGCTTCTATACGTTTGGCACGTTCAGCTTTAATAGCGTCAAACGTACCCTTACCAAACTTATTATCTATCTCAATGCCTAAGTTACTTAATGCTCTTTCATTTCTTCGTTGCTCTAGTACATCGTTAGCTACACTACTAATACTTGTTTCATCATCGTAGTCTGCATCGCCACTCTTCATCCTTAGTAGTTGTTGCATACGTGTCTTAGGTTTTTTATGCTTTACCTTCTTAGGTTTAGCTTCTGAAGCATGGAATAATTTATCTAAACCACCAGCTATATCTTTTAAATCACTAGCACTCTCTAAAAGTTTCTTAGTTCCAGCTATTGCTAGGCCAATGGTTAGTGGGTCCATATCATTTAGCCAATCGCATACTTAATAATAACAATGCCAGAGCCGCCAGCTCCACCGACTTGTCCGTTAGCGCCAGCAGCACCACCGCCACCGCCTGTGTTGGCTGTTCCGGCTGACCCACCGCTACTGCCTGACGCTCCATTGCCGCCACCACCTGTTCCACCTGAACCAGCAGTGCCGGGATTAGTGCCTCCCCCGCCTCCTCCACCATACGTTACTGATAAACCTGTTATGGAATTAGCTAAACCCGCGCCGCCGTCGCCGCCTTCAGCAGAAGCAGCGTTAGCACCAATGGCCCCCATTCCTCCACCACCAGCGCCCTGATTACCAGACACTCCATTATTCGCACCCAAACCACCGTTGAAGCCTTGTGATCCTGTCCCGCCAGTAACGGTATTAGCACCATCAGAGTTACCACCGCCACCACCGCAACCACCGTTGGAACCAATCATATTTGCACTTGATCGGTAAGACGCACCACCACCGCCACCTGTTCCAGTAGTGCTATCAAAGACGCTATTGCTACCATTGGTCCCGTTCGCCCCTGCGCTACTTGAAGCAGAAGGAGCGCCAGCACCTCCAGCGCCAACAGTGACGCTATACGCTTGCTTGGTAACAGCATGACCAGTAGCAGTTAGTGAGCCACCAGCGCCACCCCCGCCACCATGCTGCGTACCACCGCCACCGCCTCCAGCTTGAATAAGATATTCAACATTCATAGCTTTGTGAGGCGTAAAGACACCACTACTTGTAAATGTATGTACCCAGAAGTTGCCAACTCGTTTAATAGTGTTTCCACCATATGCCTGATCGTATGGTAGAACTGCACCACCAGCCCGACCTTGGTTAATAGCTCCGTCTGTTAGTGGTCTGCCACCCCACGATCCGTATATGAATGTTTCAGCAGAATTGTAATTTGCATTTGATGTACGCATTTTAAGGCCGTTGGACACAACATCATACGCAGCACCTCCACCAACGCCATCATTATCAAATTGCAGAGAAGGATTGGACGCCGTGTTATAGCCTTGTTCGGTGGTGGACACAGAATGCCAAGAATACGTACCATCAATATTCTTAACAAAATTCTTATTTCCATACATCGCCGTGTTAATAAAAACCCCATCAGCCGCTGCATTACCTTCATAAGTTCCAAACGAACTATAATTAGCTACATCGTGCCAATAATACAGAACAATGTTGCTTCCACTTTTATTTGTTCTGTCGGCTGATCCTAAACTGATAAGAGTTGCTGATGGATAACTCCCATTAAAGTTTGCTGAATCATCAGCTGCTGCTTGATTTGTTCCAATATTCAATCTTAAATCTGGATCGCCAGTACCCGTGTGCAAAACATAATGACCATCTGCTATTGTGTTGTTGTTGGGAATTGTAAGTGCTGGAGCAATATTCATTCCGTGCCCAACTGTTGTGTTACTTCCAGTGCCTGTAAATTCGGACATACCAAAACCTGAAACTAAATTAACTGTAGTTGCGATTGTATTTGTAGCACCCTCTTCATTTGCAGCTTTTGCTGATGAAAGACCCGCTTTGTGAAACTCAACCAAGTACGATTTATCCCCAAGTGTTGAGCCAAGCGTAAATGTGGTTCCGCTTACTGTCATTACATTTGCATCTGTTGTTTGAGTGGCTGATTCCCAAGTGTGGTATTTGTTAGCTCCATTTAAAGAATTAATAATATACCAGCCTTCACTAGCGCCATCGATATTCTTTATCCACGCCAGCCACTCGTAAGTATCTAGATTGAAGGTGCAAGTTGATGCAGTTGATGTTCCATCATGATCTACAACTACACTATGGAAGTGATCGTCTGGATTAATTATGGCTGGCTCTGGTAGGTTGGCTGTGCTAATTCCAGTGTAGCCTGAATATAACGCAGTGTTGAAAGCCGACTGACCTGTGTTCAAAGTAAATGTCATATTAGTGCCGCCATTAGACCCGCAAAATGTCAAGAACTTTCCGTGTGCCGCTAAACCTCCATCCCAGATTGCATTTGTAGCTGTACCAGCCTGAACCTCACTTTGCGTAGCAGAATTTTCTAATGTGCCATTCTTACTTACGAACACAAGATCGTTATCAAAGTCCACATACCAACCAAGTATGTCTCCTGCTGTCCATCCGCTTCCTGTAAATGCAGTGACATTGTTTTGTCGCATCAGCCCTGTGCTGTCTTGCCAGTCCATACCATAGAGGCCAGACAGTGACGATCTGCCCCCGCCAAGAAGATTGCCGCTATCTGACATTGGGCTTATTCCAACAGTACCGTAGGTGTTGTCAGCGACACAGGTGATTTCAAAGTAATATTTACCTGTGGGGCCGAACGCAATACCTCCTCTGACTGAGCTATCATTAGCTACAACGACAGTTTTATTCCCGTTAGACAATGTGAACGCTGCGTCGGATACTTGTAAAGGGTTCCAATTATCATAATTCCCATATTCGTTTGCCATTATTCTGCATCCCCATTTGTGGGCGAGTCGTTGGTTGCTGTTATGGTTCCTGATTTAAGAAAACCTGCCCCATTGCCTGATAAGTCTTGAGTTTCATACATTGCCCATTCAGCAACAATTGGGCCTTCATCAGCCTGACTCTCTGTGACGTTAAGACGATAATAAGAATACGCGGTAGCATTTTTAAACGTATAATATAAAATCGTACTAGCAGAAAAATCTTGTCCTGTTTGTGTATCTAAAGTAGTAAAATCGCTACCATTATTGGAGCCTTGAATAGTCCAGTTTTCAGGGTGACCGTTAGTTCCACCAGAACGATTTTGAATAGAATAAGACGCAATTGTTTTTGTTGAATCAAAATGATAAGTTAAACTTGCAACTCCACCATCATTTGCGTTCCAATATGTAGCAGCATCTCGATCAAAAGCATGCCAATTTAATTCACCCGAATTTTCAGCAGATGAGGTTACATCACCACTAGGAGCAGAGGCTCCTGTCATATCTGCTGTAGCTATGGGATAGTTGCTTAATCCATTTGAACCCTCTAATAAGAAACCATTCGTGCCAAACGTAAGCCCAGAAATATCGTTAATCTGCCAGTAGCCATCGTCTGTAGTTTCTCCGAATGATGATGGTGTCAGTGCTAGGCCGTCAATAAGAGCAACTCTAGCCAGCGCATAATTTCCAAAGTTTGCGGCTGACCAACTTGCCCTGCCAATCGTATGAATAATAACGGTGTTCACAATACTGTTAAGACTAGAAGTGGCTTGAGTATCTGTAGCAAGATCAGTTAGACGTACACCATTGCTGTAAATCTTAACTCTGTTAGCGGCAGTGCTATCGCTTGTGTCCCAAACAAAGAGCAAATCGTGCCATGCGCTTGGGTCACGAAATAATGCTGCTGAGTCTAATTGTGTTGTTGGCCCTCTTGATGCAATAGTTGCCTTACCAGCAGAATTATATTGTATAAAATTTCTTGTTCCTGACGATGACCCTGCTTCAAATAACTGATGGTCAGCTGATGAATTAAACCGTTTTGCTATAACATGAAACGTCCAAGTAGTTCTGTTACTAGCACTGGTTGGAGTACGTGATAGATACCCACTGCTACCATCAAACAGCCCAGAGCCTTCAATGATGTGTGTGCTTCCTGAGGCGAACCGTATAGGCCGCATTATAAAGCTCATGTTGCGTATCCTATTAAGTACACTTTTAATCCAGCACCAGCCGTACTTGACCCAACACCATCAACGTCAATAGTCATCAAAGCGTTGTCAGCTAACGCTGGTCCTGCACCACCAATGACCGCTGCCGTAGCCGCTGTTCCACTTGTTTTTTCAGATGCGTCAATTGTTAGCTTAGTAGTAAGACAAGTTGCTCCTGCCTCGTTCAAGTCAACGGTTAAGACTGAACCAACTGGCGCTGTAGTCACACCAGCTTTAATGCCTGTTAGAGTAAACGCATAAGGCATATGAAATGTAACTACCGCTGTAGCTGCTGCCGTTGCTGTTGTTTCATCGCCACAAGCTATTGCTATAACTTGTTTTGCTGCGTTAGCTCCTGTCTGAGAAGCAAGGTTGACTCCTTCTACGGCAAGTAGTCCAGAAGATACTCTAGTTATAGTAGAGTCAGTCGCATGTCCTAGCTCAATACCTGTTACCTGTGGACTATCGCCCGTGCCTACACCAATAGAAGTACGAAGTGTTGCACCACTCTCAGCTACAGGATCAGTAGTTCCATCTCCTACTATCATTTGTCCATCGGTCAGAACCGCCATAGCAGTTATCGCGTCCGTGCCTGAACCTAGAAGAACACCGCCATCCGTAAAGGTAGATGCTCCTGTACCGCCATCCGCTACGGTAAGGTCCGTAATGCCTGTAATTGTGCCCCCTGTAATAGCAACATGATTAAAAGCAGGAACAACATTAGTGCCGTCATGGCGTAAAGCCATTGTCTGCCCGTTGGGAACAATAGTGCCATTGCCTGATGCTCCGATAATCTGAACGCTCTGACTGCCTGTAGTAGCGTTGTGGACTATATAAAGTTTAGATTTCGTTGGCACTACCATGTTGCGCGTAGCATCTAGAGTTGATCCCCCTGACAAGTGGAGGAACATGTGGCGGGCTTCATCATCCGCGCCGTTGGCAGTAGTCAATGTGTCGTTGCCATTAGAAGCAAAAGCTACCGTCACCGTACCAGAGATCGCGCTTTCTAAAATATCATACTGAGTATTAGTGGTGCTTCCCCAAGAGCCGCTCTGCTCTCCGGTAGCAATTTTTTCAATTCGAAGTTCGCTTGTGTATGTACTAGCCATTATATGCTCCTAACTAGGTATGTCGCTCCAAGAAGGAGTTTGTGTTGCTGAAACGTCAGACCAAGTGTCCGTCTGACTTGCGTCAATAAGGCTGTAAAGTAATGCGGTTCCTGCGACAATTGCAAGAGCTTCTCCTGTTGGGTAGGCATTGGCTGCTGCTCTAGCAATCTCTTGTCCAAGCGACATAGTGAGTGCAGCACTTGTAACAGATAAGTTATTATTTGAGATCGTAGTTGCTGTGCCCAAACCAGACGTAAGTGCGGAGCTTGTGACGGGAACATTGGCCTTTGCAACAACAGAGACCGTACCCACCGCCATCGTAGCGATGTTGGTAACGGCAGTTGTGTTAGCGTCTGCAATTGTGCTTTCATCGCCCATAGACATAGTAAGCGTGTCCATAGTAACAGATACACTACTGTTACCGAACCCAAAACCATGCGCGCCCCATGTGCCAATACCAAAAGCCATGCCATATCACCTACCTCAATTATGCAATTCTAATAATTGCGTTACTAGCGTCCGCAGCCGGAAAGACAATCGTGAAATCCCCCGCTGTAGAGGTCTTATCTGAGGAGAAATCTAATACGAGAATAGAAGCATCGCTACCATGTGAGTCGTTAAATAGCAAAGCGCCTCTCGCCGTAATCGTCGCATTAGACCATGTTTCATCTGCAAAATCTGTCAAGGCAGTAGTTCCAGATAGCGTTGGGGTGACGTTTGTAAGAGCGCCGCCTTTAGCCACATAGTTTGTGCCTGAAACTTCATTACTGGTTGTATACGCAGTTGTAGTCGCATTGAGCGTTGCTGAACTCGTATAGAGAGCAGCCCTTATTGTGTGCTGCCCTGTAGTTAAATTATGCTCTGCTTCCATAAGCTCTTGCTTAAAGCTGGAGCAAATCGCCTGTGTAATAGCCATTAGTGGGTGTCCTTTATCTCGGTTAAAATCTCACCACGGATCGTGGCCCTGTCGCTTTGCACCGCCTTGTGCATATAATACAGCAATATCTCGCGCAGTCGATCCCGATAAGCCAAAGCTTGTGCTTTGATCGGATCGGGCGCGTCGGCTCCTACAAAGATAATCTTGTCCAAAGCCATCTCTGCAAGTTCTTCAGGGCTGTGTCCTCTATTCTCTGTTGTGTGAACCTTCACAGTTCCGCAAGCTAAATCTATCATTAAGACACCGCCATTCGTGCTTGACCAGAGCGATAAGCATCTTGCCTGTTTTTGCCGTCGCCTAGTTCTTTGAGCTTAACCAAAGCCTCTTTAAACTTTGTATCATACATTTGAAGAAGGTCTGCCTCCCCCTTCATGTAGATGTACGCTTCAACCAAAGAGCCATAAAGCATCGCTGCTTCTGCCTCATCGCCCAGCCACGTACTTCCAGCAGTAACAAGACTTTCGGGTTTATAAAAATAATGTATTTCCGTCTCCAACGACGCAGAAGGCGTTGGACCTAGAATAAAAGTGTTCTCCTTAAACATCGCATAATAGCGAGGCTGCGCCGCCGTCGCATTCGCTCGAAAAGCCTCGCGGATGAAGTTTACGTCTTTATTAATCAAGTAAAAATAATCAGCCGATGCATCTATGACAGCTATTGAGTACATAGAAACAAAATCAGATGGCGCGGACAAAAAACGATTGTTCACAGTTATAGCCCCTGATTGCGATTTCCTAAACATAGGCAGTTGCACCAAATGCTGGATACGATCTTCCGTCTGTCTGACGAAATTCGGTATCTCAGACACAAAAGACGTTTCCGTATTCTGGGTATAAGTCTGTATACTAGATAATAAAGACGCATAATTCATGATTAGACCTTAAAGTTTCCGCCTCTTGTTGCCGCGCCCATACCTTTGGCTTTTGTAGAGGATTGGTTCGTTGGCTTAATGCGAGAGCTTCCAGCAGAAACCATTCCGCCGTGTGCATAGCCCATTGGTTTAGCGCCTGACTTCACTTTTCCGCCATAATTGTACTTCTTCTTTACTTTTGTTTTTTCTTCCGTAGGTTTCAGTTTCTTTGGTGTTACCTTGATACCCATTTTAGTCTCCTATGAGGTTGTAATCGTTACATTTCCGACGCTAACATTTAGCTCCAGAGATATGTCATCGCCAACCGGATTCCAACCAAAGAAAGAAGTGCTTTCTATTTGGCTCAAGTCTGGTCTTGGATTGTTTAAACTCTGCGGATCAAAAATTCTAAACCGTCCCAACTGCAATTGCGGATGGTCCGGGTCAAGACAAGTGCCACAAACATACAGCCCGTTTGGCTTCTTGTCTTCAAATTCTGCTTTAAGAGCAGACAAAGAATAGCGAAAACCGCATCTATCGCAGAAGCCGAACGCATGTTTCCCTGCTGCCCAGTGTTCACTCATGTTAAATTCACATCAATAAAGTCTTGTAGCGGTGAGAATACCAAGGAAGCTTTAGTTCTATCTTCAGAAGCTGCCAACTCATAAGCCTCTTCATACAGCGCCTTGAGCGTTGGTATGCGAGACTCAAGTTCAGGCCGCTTCAGCGCAATATTGAAAGCTAACCCCGATATCAAAGCAGGAAGGAAACGCTCTGGCATGTCGTTGTTGTTAGTGTTTGTCGCGCCCAAGTCTTCGATCCTCCGAATGAACCAATAGCGCAACACTTGTGTGCTATCGCTAGGTGTCGGATATAAAGTAGCTGTTACTCTATTCTGACGGTCTACATAAATAGATGTAGGCCGACTTTCAGTGTTCTTGTTAGATGTTTGAGCATAGGTTGAAACAGATATGCGCGTCAGGTTGTAATCAACTTGGTTAGTACCTGTGCCATCCCTTATCGCAGCTTCCATAACGTCGATGCAACTGTCATCTAAAGCATAGGTAGCAGTGCCGCTAACTAGGCTTACAGATGCTTCGGCTATGGTCCAAAGGTTAAGGCCACGGTTTGACCACTCCAACATCATCAATTCTATGCTTCGGCGAGCGGTCCGCAGATCATAGCCTGTCCGCATCTCAGTGCCCGCGCGCTCGTAGGCTTCCTCACAAAGGTCAAGTATGTCGAGTTTAAAATCAAACGTGCCTGATGTGGTTGGTGCAGCCATTTACTTTCTCTTCTTTCCTCTACGGTTTTTCTTAATGACTTGGGCCTTAGCCGCTGCGCGGAAAGCACGAGACGTTTGATCTGTCTCGCCTTTATCGTGTTTAACTGTAAATTCAGGGTCATCGTATTCAATCCCAGCGAGACTGTTGTTCACCATCATATCGACGTTCTTACGAATATCAACCTTCCCCGTCTTCCGGTTCTTTACAGTAACTGGTAAAGCGTTAGCCATTATATTTTCCTTCTTGGTCTAGCCCGGTTTGCCGCTTTGGACATTACCCGCGTATTGCCGGAAGAGTTGTTACGTGGATTGTTATCCTTGTGATCAACTTCTTTACCGTCTCCTTTGTAGGCGCTGCCTTTTTTTACTGCGGCATTTCGTGCAGAATTTCGACTAGCCCGGTCTTTAATCTGGCTCGCCTTACCATGGTACTCGCGATACTCTTTTTTATAATCACGTTTCTTCTGCATCAGACATTCCTAAACTGTCAAATCTGTAGCTACCGTGATTTTGTTAAAAGTTTTCAAAAGTTATCCTTCTCCTGCATGAACTATAGCGGCTGTAACGGGGCCGGTGCCTGCTGTTGTAATCGCTAAACGAGTAGCAACACGGGGGCTAGAGTATGATCCTTCAAAAGCGCCAGTTTTGCCCGTGATCGTCGCGTGAGTAAGTAGATCCGCGCTACTTTCAACAAATCCTTTAGCCATAACATTAGAGAAAGTATGTTGTATTGCGTAAGTAGCCCCACCGGAAGTGCAACCAATCCCTATATTGAAGTCTGGTCCACGATAGTTAAGCACTTTCCAACCGCTTTCACATAAAGCGGCTGAACCCGCAATCACGGCGTCTGCACCTGCTCCAGAAGCTGTTATACGATCAACCCTAGCAAAGTTACCTAGCGTGGCTACTGCCGCACCTGATCCTCCCGTAATGGTCTCAGTTAACAAAGCTCCATATCTGTCTTCACCAGTAAAGATAATCGTCTCACCGCTGTCATTTCCAGCGTGGGTAGAATTAACATGCTGTGGAGTTGAAAAAACAGCGTAACCATTTGTTCCTACTTCGCAGTTATCAGTTACTGCGGCGGAGGACGTAACACTAGTTATAGTCCAAAATCTAACAGCCCCTAGAACCGTTAGTCCTGCGTCGGGGCCGGTTATTGTTTCAGAAACACGTTTGCTGTATTCATTCGTTCCGACAACCTCAAACGTAATGCCTGTGTTGTCCGAACCCGCAAATATTTGGATGTGAGCGCCTTTACGCGCGCTAAAATCGGTTCCTTGCGCGCCATTAAGAGTTAACGCCGCAGATGCGCCATTAGTTTGGGCAGCACAAATACCGTTCCTATCGAAACCAACAGAGTAAGCTCCATTAATCAAGTAATCTAACCTAGTCGCCAACAAGGTTTCAGTAGTAGACAAACCATCTGCGTCAAGGGCTGTAGGGCTAAGAGTGATGACCATAGGTTTAGACATCTTATATCCTCTTCAAAAAAGTAAAGTTATTTTTTCACGGCTTCAACTTTCTTAGGTTTGACCGATTTCTCAGATTTAGCGCGCTTCTTTTTTAAGATAGGCATTTCGGACTGACCGTTTCCCCAAAGTCTTATTTGGTTTGTTGCCTGCTCGCGTCCGCTAAAAGTTTTAGTCAGAGTTTCCTCATCTGGGCCACCGATTATCTCGACGGCCCATTTGTCTCCAACCATAGTTAAGTTGGTTTGCATGAGGATTAACGCTCCTTAATCACTAGAATGTAATCGACATCCGCAGTTTCTGCGCCAGCGGCTCCATTTATGTATCCAAAGCCTACAGCCATTTCGGCTGCTGGTACTGTGATACTCGACATAGTCGTTACTAGAGCGTCATTTGCGAACAATTGAATTGATGTTACGCCGTCATAATAAGCTGACAACGTAATAAAAGTATCATCAGCCATTGTCGCTACAGTGGAGCTATCTGAGTCTGTAGTGTTATTATCGTTGTTAAAGTAAACAGCCGCAGAGCCATCTACGCTCTCAAATATATAACGCATCGTAGCGTCATGAGGCGTAGTGTCTGTAGAATGTAAACCTATAAGCCAATCACTTTGAGCCGCATCACCAACAGAAAGACGGCACTTTAGCCAAGTCTTCTTTCCACTCTCTAACTTAAATGTCTCAGAAATCCACTCAGCGTATATTCCGTCATTTTCGTTAGCGGCTGTAGTAATACGAGCTAAACCACCATCTGCATCAGGAACAGTAATAGCAGAAGTGCCTGATCCAGCAGAAGTAGCAGTTAAAGTCCACTGAGCCGCGATAGGTGTGGTATCAAAATCATCCCAAAAAGTATGGTACTTAGTGGGGTCCAGTACGCCCAATTCGTAAAGAGGGTTACCTGTTACGACGTCAGAGACGCCATTAGTGAAGTGTGTTGGCATCGAACAATTCTCCTATATAAAAACCAGAAAGAGCATGAGGCGCTTCCCATTCAAATGCTATATCAAATTATACAAGGAACGAATAAAGAACGCTAGTCTAAATATTAAAAAAGGCAAAAAGAAAGAGGGCCGAAGCCCTCTTTCCCTTGGTTATCTTCTTGTAAGGGGTCAAGAAGAGCCGGGTGAGCCGTAAATGCCTAAGTAGTCAGAAACACCGAAGCTGTAACGCTCGCGGGCCTTGTACCTTACATTTCCTGTATCAAAATCCCCGTCCATCGACGTAGACATTCCAACACGGGTGAAAGACTTCAAGCCGTTAGGCACGTCAGTCTTCAAGAACCAAGCATTGGTATCTGTCAAGTAGTGGTTGACGCAGTAACCATCGCGGATTGTGCTGTTATGCACGATTGCGTTGATGTCGTTGTCAGCTACACCTGTCTTGAACTGTGAGTTTAAGATACGAGTTGCCACAAACTGTAAGTTGGTTGGAATAACCAATTTAACAGGCTGTGCAGCAATCAAAAGACCGCGCTCGTCGGTCCAGTTGGAGATTTGAATAGCCGCGTCTTCAAGAGACGTTTCGTTCAAATCAACAGCAGTTGCTGGACGGTTTGATAAGTCGGCTCCACTCACAATAGAGTGAGAAGTAGAGAACAACTGATCGCCGTCGCCAGTTAGATAGCCTGTTGTAGCCGTAAAGCCCGTATTGAACGGAACCATAGCTTTAACCTGCTTGGTGTAAGACATGGCGCGAGCCAATGCCTTGGTGTAACGAGAAGACAAGCTGTCGTACAAGTTATCTTCCATCGCCTCTTCAGTGATGGAGAAACCCATAGCAATCGTCTCATGATCATAACGCTGAGAGAAACTCTCTTGCGCTGTATCATAAGCCATAGCCATACCTTCTTTTTTTACAGGTGCTGCCCCGAAGCCTGAGAGTTTAGTCTCTTCTTCGAAGGATCGCTCTGAACTTTCGCTGTCATAGACCTGCGTATGCTCATCCTGATATTTGTCGTACTCAAGGCCGAATAGGGCGTTTAGACCCGGAAGTAATTCCTTGAGTAGTTGGGCGCGTGAAATTGCAGCCATAGCTCAATTCCTCCTTTAGGTGCCAAGAGCCAGATCGTACTGGTGGACGTCTGCATTCCAAATGACCAAAAGGTCAGTAGCTGCATCTCCAACAGAACTATCTGGGCCATCAACAAAGTCTATAGAACGAAGCGGGAACGTACTTGTCGTTGCCGGAGTCGTGCTATCTACTGAGATGGCTGATTTACCAAGATTGGTGTTGCCAGCGGCGTAAGTGTTAACCTCAAAGTTCAAACCTAATTGAGTTTGAGCGATGGTGTCATCACACTGTACTTGCATAACAATACGGGGATCGTCCGCAACATGTGCCAAAATATCCGTTGACACTACTGCGCCTGTCCACATCTGACTGAATAATTTGTAGTTGAGGTTTGGATCGGTGAAGCTACATCCTTGAAAAATCCCAATAGGACGTGACGAGGTTGCAACGGTGTCGATTTCAATTGTGCCAGCCGCAACAAGTTCAACAATGTCACCAAAGAAAATCGAGGTGCCATAAGAATTCGTTACTTTGAGTTGACGGAATGAACCATTGTCATATCCGCCCATTCGGCTAACAGGGATGAAACCATAAGGGGCTGCTGTTGCTGCCATCTTACTTGCTCCTGTGCAAAGTTAAGCCCGCGCAGACTATCCGCGTGGGCGACCAGCGCCAAACGAAGTCTGGGATGTTCTCTCTGTTTCCAGAAGGGGCATCCTTGGATCGTTTTCGCGCATGAAATTATGATCCACACTCTGCTGTTGCTGTGCAGCCTTGTTTGAGTAAAAGCTCTCCCGGCTTTTCACAAGCTCGCTCGAACATTTACATAGCATAAGGCCACCAATAACGACGTTATTCTCAAAACGAGAGCTATCGCTCACATCTGACATAATCATCAATTCAGGGTGATCTTCTGCAAGACAAGGCTCCCATCCTTCCCGCATTCTCATAGATACATTTCGATTGTCGTCCTCGCCTAACATGGCAACTCTAACCCATCGAAATTCATATCCATCCTGCGGAGTAGGATCGGGCAAATTAGAAGGAGGACGATATTCAGTCACTCGATCTTCAGTTTCGCGTGTCTCTTGATCTCGCCCTTGTGGGGCGGTGCGCGTATCAGCCATTAGTCAATGTATCCTTTGCAACCTGTGCTGCGTATTGTTTGTTCGTTAACCCAAGCCGCTTTGCGAGGACGACTTGCGTGGTGGTTAGCTGCACTTTGCGCGGAGCTTTACCGCCCCGTGACGGCCCGCCCACTTTTGGCGGTAATTTCCTTGGCGTCACAGCAGAGACACTAGTCTCGTTACCACCTGTATTTGCCGCCTTAGAAAACTTGTAATCAGGGAACACTGTTCGCATTCCCTCATCAATCTTTGAATAGTACTCTTCATGTATGCGCGGGTCAAACCCTGCGCTAACTAATTTTTGATGAAGGCCTATAGCGTAGCCTGTCATATCCTCAGTTCCCTTGCCGTGAAACCAGTTATTTTCCTGAAGCCACTTAGTAGATCGGACATCAGGAGTCCCAGTTTGCGGGGCTTGGCCTTGAGGTTGCTGGGCTTGTTGAGGTTGTTGGACTTGTTGCTGTATCTGCGCGGGGCGCAACATCCGCTCCGTTGTTAGTGCAGATATTTTTTCTTGTGCAGCAAGTAACTCGTCCGTATCGCCAGCCTCATAGGCTTCTTTATATTCTTTACGGGCCATTTCAAGCTCTGCATCACTCTTAGCTCCGTGCTGTTCAGCCAACACAGAGTGGGAGTTATTTAAGTTTTGCTTGAGTGCCTCGTTGTCCAACGCAACTTGTTGGGCATAACGGGTTGCTTCTTCTGTACTGCGTAGCGCCGTTTCCTTGGCCCGACGCTCTTCATGGAAGTCATATCTAAGTTTCTTGATACGATCCTGAGCCGCCGCTGAATAATCAGCGATCTCTCGATCTAACTCCTCCCCGTCATCTTCGCTTTGATGATCGCCCATCTCTGCACGATTAGGTCTCTGATCTTCTTCAGGAGTGTCATCTAAGACTTCAATCTCAATTTCATCAATCTCTTCCAAGCTTGGGTTTGGAAGAGGCTCTGCTTCTTCATACTGTGGTGCTGCTTCAGCCATTATGTCCTCGAATAGCCACGGGGATCATCAACAACAGCTTGTACTGTGTCATCATTGATCAACCGAAACTCTTTCCCATGAATGTTAAAACGAACGCCTTTATAGGCTCCAATAAGAACAAAATCGCCTTCTTTGCACCAAGGAATGTCGCCAAAGCGTTCTTTATTGTTATAGCACTGATCTCCCATTGCGAGGATCAAACCAACAACAGAGGATGTCTGTTCAATGTTCTTGGTGCTATCTGCTTTAATGATGCCCCCTCTCGTAACACTTTCCACTTCTGGAATGGCGATTAACATCCGCCAACCTTTAGGCACTGGTAGTTGAGTAGGGGACTCATCTTTCTTCTCAAATGTTTCAGGGTCTATCTTTGGTAGATCGACTATCTTTGAGGCTTTGCTCATATGTCAAGTTTCTCCCGTTTATCTATTTCATCTAGGATATCAAGAAGACATCTCTCAGCTAACGCTAGTCCTTCTATTCGTCCCACTTGTTTTGCATACTCTACCGCGATCATATCTGCGCTAGGTGCTGATAAAGCCGCCCCTGTTGCAGTATTGTCCGCCGCATCATTCATCTCCCGCCGAAGGCGTTCGCGTAATGTAGTGAGTATAGTATCTGCCATGTTTCAAACTTTCAACTGTTTTTCACTATTTGTTCTCATCTTGTCCGTCTTGTTCGTTATTTGATCCTGATTTAAACATGTTTGCAAAGCGTTGAGCCATGTTCTGTTGATTACGAGAAGCTTCGCCTTCAATCCGTTTCTCCTCGTTAGATGCCATCTGATCATTGCGACGGACGTTAACCCCTTCCCGCATCTCTGCTTGCGCGGTTTGAGCAGCAATGCGCTCACGTTCGATCTGATCATCAACAACGCTCTGAGCCACATCAACACCCAGACGAGCGCCTGCTTGCTGTGCCTGAGCGGCTATACGCGCGTTCTCAAGCTTCAACTGTTCTAGCTGGATCATCTTGTCGAACATCTTGTCTTGAGCTTCTTGCCCAGCGGCAGTGCCATCTTTCTGTTTCTTCGCAGCTAGTTCTTCCTTGCCCATCATCTCTTTGAAGCGATCAGACATAGTTTTGCGTTTGACTTCGGCCTGTTTTGTTTCAGCGTCCATCTTCTGTAGCTGCAAGACAGGATCGTTCTGTTCTTCAGCATTCTTCATCGCTTGAGCTTCTGCTTGGTCCTTCTTGAGCAGTTTATCTGCCGCGTCTGCAATTAACTTAGATAGCATAACTTCCGTTTCGGCTGGCAAATCCTTATCATGTTCTGGCAAAGGAACGCCTAACTGTTTCTCGATCTCACGGCGATACTGGAATGCTACATGCTCCTGTACGTGCGCTGCACCTGCCGCTGCTATAGCCGCTGCTGATGGTGATTGTTTGATAATCTTCTGTATCTGAGGGTCTTCCGCCGCAGCAAGGTGAACGCGGATGTGACTTTCATGATCCTGATGAAGGTGTGCTTTGACGGGTTTGCTTGTCATCAACGCCATGTTCTCCGCGACAGGGTCCATTGGCTTCATCTCGTCATCTACAGGGATTAGCTTTTCAGTGTTATCTACCCCCATAGCCTCTATCATAGTGCGGTGTAATTCTTTCTTGTCGTATATCTCTGGAGCCGAAACAGCTAACTGGTGGATCGCCTGATGCGTCATTATCCGGTGTGCCATAGTAGAAGCATTGGGATTAGAGACAGGAAGTATGTCAACGCGATCATCATAGTCTTTACCACGGGTAGCGCCTTCCTCGACTTCATATTCGTACTCGTCAGGAGCCGTGTCTTTAATCAAGCCAGATAGCAGCTTAAATTCTTTCCGCATAGCAGCATGAATACGAGCGTGTACTCCGCTCATAACTTTCATACCACGCTCTAGAATAGCTAGTGTTGTTCCGACAGGAGCTTGACTGTTCATGTCGCCGATCTTTAGATCAGCAATACTGGCTATATTCCGGCCTTCATCAACAATGCTACCTAATAATTGAAACAAGACTGCGGATGGTTCTTTGTATGGCAGGAAAGTAATATTGTCTTTTATAGCACCGCCGGGAACGTCAACGTCCCTGAACTCACCGGGTCTTAACGGACTGTCATCTCCCTTGATCCGCAATCCTCTGGATTTGAGACCAGCCGGGAGATTGGCAAGCGTTCCTGCATCGACCAACTGACGCAGAATACTGGTGGCGGACTTTGCAATACCACCAAGTAGATGAGTAAGGCCAGTGCCATAAAAACCCATACCGGGAAGGTACAAGTATCTGATAAAAAATTCGTGTTTCGTTCTTGTTTCATCATCCTCTCCCCAATTCCGGTAGATTGAAAGAATAGTTTGACTAGACTGATCTATAGTTATCCGGTACGGCAACGCAACGCCTGTTGGCTCTCCGTCTTCGTCCATATCTTCAAAACCGGGAAGATCAAACTCAACATGCATTTCTAAAAGCGTGTGTTGATCATCTTTATGAGCGGAAGGGTGGCTAGTGCCCGATATCCTATCTTCTCGTTTCTCTACATCTGTATATTCAATAGCAGGTGCGGGTATCTCGATGTCGCGGAACTCGCCAGAGAGTTGTGCCTTGAGCAGTTCGTTGGGGAACATCTTCATAACGTGAGTAGCGCGGGGGCAGGACGTAATGTCCGAAGTACCATATGCAACAACGAAATCATCCGCCATAACAAAATTGGACGCTGGACGGTTCAAGTTGTGGTCAAAGTATACTTTCTTGAATATTGACCCAGAAATAGGGAGAAAGAAGAGAGCTTGCTCGTGTTCATCCCTGTACTCTGACATCACATCAGTGCAGTAGTAATTCATATCCTGCTGAACGCGCTTCGCCTGTTTAGTGCGATCACGGGTGTCCTGTCCAATAACTCGCGATAGAACAGGGCCAGACGCAGGGAAAGTCTCAGTCATAGCGTCAGCTTGGAACTTAATCACAGCTTCTGTAAGAATTGGGTGGAAGACGCCACTTGCTCCAGCCCAAGGCTGGGAGCGTTCTTCAATCTGTAAGCCCATTAGGCTCAAGCCTTTTATATAAGATTTCTCCCAATCTCGACGGGTCATCTTATCTTCTTTATAGGCTTCTACTAACTCGCTGCCGACACTGTCCAACTCGTCATCTTCCATGATCTCTGCGAGGTTCTGCTCGTGATTTCCGGCGTCCGCGTCGTTGGCTGCTTCTGGATCGAAGTCGATGACAACGCTGCCGTCCATCTGCTCCTCTTCTTCAGCAAGCTCATAATCAAGCTCCTCTTCAGCAGGTAGGGATATCTCTAGACTTACGTCAGCATCCGCCGCAATCGTATTCGGCATCATACGTTTCTCAACATTTATAGGCATAGCGGCTCCTAATAGTATTCATACTTCTTCATGGGTAAGACCGGGGTGTCATCGTCTTCTTCGTCAGAAGCCGCGCGGATAAAACCGCCCTCCCGATATCGGCGCAATGCCTGTGTTGAACTATCCACATAATCATCATGTTCTCCAGCGGGAAATTCAGCAAACTCTTCGATCACTTCATCAGCCCAACGATGTTCCGGTGCCCATACTATACCAGAAGCGAACAGATCGGAAACAGAATTTACACGAGCTATCTTATCGTTACCACGTCCCGGTGTAAACTCACTAACAGGAATACCCATAGCGCGCAACTCATAGATAAGAGGCGCGCCACTGGCTCGCTTCTCAACAATAAAAGCATCTGGCTCCCAGTGCATATACGTTTCATACGCTTCTTTCTTCAATTCTGGGAACTCCATACGCTTCCGAAAAGCGTCTAAAAGAATGACATTAGGTACTGAAATCCCTGTTTCTTCATCCTCATAGGTAAAAACACCCCACGTTGTGCAGGCGCTATAATCACTTCTCTGGGTCTTCTCGAACGCAGTATCCCAGCTTTGTATGACAAAATCGCACTCTGGAGCTTGCTTGTGGGGCCATCGTTTCCACCAATCTCTCTTGACTAGCGCGCCCTCTTCCGCCGTAGGCTTCTGCTGATACTGCGCCATCCATTTAGGGATCGGCAATTCCTCTTTAATCGCCAGTATCTCTTTCTCAGGCCAGTATTCAGGCCAGATCGGTTTGCCGGAGGGCAAGATCGCTGGAAGCTCGATAACCTCCCAATCCTCTATGGTTCCGTCTTCAGTTGCTTTCTTAATCACACGTCCTGTTAGGTCACGTTTACTCCACCGTGTCATGACGATCACAATAGCTGCTCCCGGCTGGACACGCTGACGAGGACCAGAAGTGTACCACTCCATGACGCTGTCGTATATCTCAGGTCGAGTTTCCGCTTGTTTAGCTTCCTGCTCTGAATGAGGGTCATCTATAATGATAAGATCGCCACCACGTCCGGTTAGCGTACCACCAACGCCGATAGCGAAGTATTCACCTTTAGCTGTAGTCTTCCACTTGCCTGCCGCCGCAACATCATCGTGTATGCTGCAATCCGGGAATATCTTTGAAAACTTTGGCTCTCTAATGGTGTCACGTACTTTACGTCCAAAATCAACCGCTAGATCACTAGTGTTAGAAGATTGGATCACATACTTAGCTGGGTGCTGCCCCATGAAGAACGCCGGAAACAGATGGCTGGCAAACTCGCTCTTGGTGTGTCGAGGGGCCATGTTGATGATCAAACGCTTGAGAGTGCCCGCAGCGACACGCTCGAAGGCCTCCGCCATTATCTTATGGTGGTAGCCTTCAACAAAACCGGGCCACATTGCCCTAACAAAGTCTAAAAACCCTGTTTGTTGCTTGGCCTTGGCAGTAGCAGCATTAAGCCGTGTGACGATGTCCAGCACTTTACGCTGCTCATCCGGCGGCATCTGAGGCACCTTAGCTAGATATTCTTTAAGAACTTCTGGGGTCATAGTTAAAAAATACCCCGGAACAATGTCCGGGGCAAGTTTAACAGGGAGGTAATACAAATGAAAGTTCGTATACTGCCCATCATATACCGGGATGGTCCTGATTTACAACTGTTATCGAACGCGAACTGTGTGGAATGCGATTAATAAAACCACGGCGCTCCAAGTTGTACACCAAGGATGCAACACTAGCTTTGCTCTTCGCGCCCAAGAAATCTTGAATTTCAGTATACGAAGGCGAGAAGCCGTGTTCTTTCCAAAATGCAATAATAAAGTCTAGGCATCGTTTTTGATGGGGGGTCATAAGGTTACCTTATTGTTAAATTATAGAACATAACTTAAACATCTATCGGGTAAACGTCAACCTTGGCTGACCCACACCCGTTTTGGACTAAAGCTTATTTGCTTTCTGCGCTTAGGGTCTAGTGGCCTATAAACCACTTTGCG